TGCATCCACGGCAACTTCGGGGGTTCGGAACAACCGCAATTCACGCTCGGCATTCAAATACGCAAGAACGGCAGCACGCTGCGCGGCGTCTCTAATTCGGCTTACGCCCAGAATCGACCGTTGCAGGTCTATGCCGAGATGAACGTCGACGCCAACGGCCTCGACTGGTTCGACATCCAAGCAACATCGAGCGCTGGCGGCGCGGGTTGGCTCGGCTGGTTCACGGCGATTCCAATTGGCACGGCGGGCGAGAGTGTCGGTGTTGGTGGCGGCGGCGGCGGTGCGAGCATCTATGTCGGCAACAGCGCGCCCGAAACGCCGATGCCGAACATGCTGTGGTTCCACACCGAACTCGCGCAGCTATTCCTGTTCTTCGACGACGGCGACAGCCAACAATGGGTGCCTGCCTCGCCGGCGGTGTTCGTGCCGCCACCGTCACAGACGTGGCGGCAGATCGGCCGCGTCGTGCCGATTGCAGGTCAGCCGACGATTGATTTCCAGAACATCCCGCTAGATATCAACGATCTCGACTTGCGCTTCGCTGTAAGGCCGCAGACCAACAATGCTCATTTCTATCTGCGCTTTTATGACGATGCTGGAGCGCTTGATAGCAGCGCCACCTATAATTTCATGACGGCATACACCTACAACGGTGCACCTCCCGCATCGAATGTAACCGCCTACAATGGACATGGTACGACTGCGATTGTGCTCAACCTTTTTACATCGGGTTGGGGCGTGAGCAGTACCTATTCGATCCAAGGTCGGGTGGCGATCAACAGCATCAGAGAGGCGGCCCTTCAGAAATACGCCTTCTATCAATGCCAGCAGATCGAGAGCACCAATCAGTGGTACGGCTCGCTGAATGGCACAGGTGGGCTCACCAAGAACGGGGCGATCACCGGGCTGCAACTAAGCTGGGACCCCGGCAACTTCGCGGGCGTCGGCGCGGTCACGTTGCGAGGCGCGCCATGATCGTCGACTTTCCCAATGCACCGAGTGATGGCGCGATCTTCGAAGCGCCGAACGGCGTGCGCTACATCTGGGATGCCGCGCGCGGGCTGTGGATGCTGAGCGGCATTGGCAGCCTGCCAGCACAAGGTGACTTCTTCGCCCGCAACTCAACACAAGCAGGCCTTGCGGCAAACACTTGGTATCGAATGGGATTCGATCAGGTGATCTCGGGCAACGTCGACAATGCCTATGATCCTGCAACCAGCAAATGGCAACCACCGCCGGGCCGTTATCATGTCTTTGCAACAGTCGGTGGCTGGGCAGGTACGGCAACGATGCTGCATGCTCAGCTACGCAAGAACGATAGCATAGTGATTCAAGCGACGCAGGTGCCAGCCGGATCAAATTGGCCGGGCGATCCTTCCGTTGTGGCCAACATCGATGCTGATGGCAGTGATGTTTTCGATATTTGGACATACGCCAACAATGGCTCGGTGATCGATCCGCACACCGCATGGTTCGGCGCGTTCCCGATCTCGCATGTCACCAGCGTCTCGCCGCCGCCGTCGAGCGGTTGGCGATTGATCGAGCGCATCGTGCCGACGGCAGGACAGACCAATGTCGACTTCACTTCGATCCCGCCCGACATCAACGATGTCGAACTGCGCTTTGATGTGCAGCCGCAGACCAACGACGAGACGTTGTGGGCACAGTTCTACGATGGCAGCGGCACGCTGGTGACGGCTAACTACAATTGGTCGACCGGTATGCAACAGAGCAATTCCGCGGCAAATGACCCAGTTCTACAGAGGAGCGGTGGCACTGCGAATACGGCTTATTCATTTGCTCTTAGTTTTTGGGGCATTGGCTACGGGATCAGCAATGCTGCAACCGGCGGCATTCGTGGCCGTCTGTCGATCCCCAACATTCGCGATTCGACACGGCCCAAAGGCGGATCGTTTCAATCTGATTATCTCAGAGCGGACGGCAACGTGGCCTATACCGTGCAAGGCGGCGTCCTTCGCAATCTTCAAATGGTTCTTGGTGGTGTGCGCTTGTATTTCGGTAGTGGCAGCTTCGCTGCTGGCGGAGCAGCCAGCTTGTGGGGCTCGCCATGAGCGAGCCGCGCTTCACCCTTCCCACGGTCGACTACGGCACCGGCACCGTGCAGCGCATCACCGAAGGCGGCCGGGTGCGCATCACCGAGGACTGGCAGTATCCCGACATCCGCATCACCGAATTCCGCCCGGTCTTGCGCGTGCCAAGCGAACCGCCGGTGACGGCTCTCACCGACATCCGCACGACGTGGGACCCGTGGCATCTGCAAGGCGACTGGGTCTTCATTCCGCCCGATCTGGTGACCGGCCGCGATCTGGAGACCGCCGCCATCATTTCGCTGTTCACCGACCGTCTGGCTTTTCCCGACGACCGCTTGCCCGATCCGAACGACGGCGACCGGCGCGGCTGGTGGGCTGACTGGGATTTCGACGGCGGCAATATCGGCTCGCGCCTCTGGCTCATCAGCCGCGAGAAGCAGACCGAGGAAGTGCGGCGGCGCGCCGAGGACTATTGCCGCGAGGCTCTGCAATGGATGCTCGACGACGATGTCGCCGACACCGTCGAAGTGACCGCCGCCTGGGCGACCGGGCCGACCACCGCGCCCGGCCGGCTCGATGTCGATGTCGTCATCACGCGCGACCGCGCGGTGATTTTGCAACGCCACTACAGTTGGGCTTGGGGGCAACTCTACCATGCCGTTCGCTAGACCATCCCTTGGCGACATCCGGCAACGGGTCGCCGACGATCTGATGAACAAGCTGCCGGGCGCCGACACCCGGCTGCGCGTCAACAACTTGCGAGCGTTCAGCGAGGTCGAGGCCGGCATCGCGCACTTGCTTTACGGCCGCCTTGAATGGTCGTTCCGGCAATTGTTCCCCGACACGGCCGAGCGCGAGTTTCTCGACCGCTGGGCGTCAATCTGGGGCGTCCAGCGTATCCCGGCCTCGCCGGCAAGCGGTGTCGGCATCTGGCAAGCGTTGCCCAATGCGCGCGTGCCGGCGGGCGCCCTGATTCAGCGCGCCGATGGCGTGCGCTACACCACGCCCGAGGGCGCTTCCGAAAGCAACGGCACGATTGCCTTGCAGCTCAACGCGATCACCACGGGCGCCGTCAGCAACGCCGATCCCGGCACTCAGCTCAGCCTGCTCACGACATTCGCCGGTGTTGCCGTGCAAGGCGTGGTGGCCGAGCCCGGTCTGGCCGGCGGCGCCGACGAGCAGAACGACCACCTGTTGCTGCTTGCCGTGCTGATGCGCATCCAGATGCCGCCGCATGGCGGCGCGGCATTCGACTATGTGCGCTGGGCGCTTGAGGTGCCCGGTGTCACGCGGGCGTGGTGCTATCCACTCGAGCTGGGCGCCGGCACGGTCACGGTTCGTTTCATGATGGACGACGTGCGCGCCGACAATCACGGCATTCCCGAGCCGGCCGACGTGCAGCGCGTTGCGGCGCATATCGAGCCGCTGCGCCCGGTGACGGCCGACGTCCATGTCGCGGCGCCGATCCCCTATCCGGTCCACGTCAGCATCAGCGAGCTTGACCCCGACACACCGGCGATCCGCGACGCCATCGCGGAAAACATCCGGCAGATGATTCTCGACGAGGCCGAGCCCGGCAAAAGCATCTACCTGTCGCAGTGGTCGACCGCGATCGGACTGACCGCTGGCGTGCGTCGCTACGTGATGGACGAGCCGGCGGCGCAGACTTATCCGGGCGTCGGCGAGATCGTCGTGTTTGACGGAGTGAGCTTCACATGAGGTTGGAGCTCGCCCGCGACCCGTCGAGCCTGCCCGACATCGAGGCGCAGCAGGTTTGCGGCTTCACGGGCGACGATTACGCGCAAGCGATGGCCGATCTGTTGCCGCGCGGCTGGGCATGGTCGCGGGATCCGCGCAGCGTGCTGATGCTCACTATCGAGGGGCTGGCGGCCGAATATGCTCGCGTCCATGCGCGCGACTGCGATCTGCTGGCCGAATCCTATCCCGGCACCGCTCTGGAAACGCTGACCGACTGGGAGCGTGTGTGCGGCTTGCCCGATCCCTGCACCGGCACGCTGGGCACGATCCAGCAGCGCCGTCTGGCGATCTTGGCCAAGCTCGCGGCGCGCGGCGGCCAGAGCAAACAGTATTTCATCGACGTGGCGGCGGCGGTCGGGTTCCACATCACCATCGACGAGTTCAAGCCGTTCCGTGTCGGCCGCAACCGTGCCGGCGACCATCTCTACGGCAAAGACTGGCTGTTCTACTGGCGCGTCACGAGCTGGGAGGCCAACCAGAAGATCGTCGCCTTTCGCACCGGGCAATCGGCGACGCGCGAGCGCCTGCGCAAGTGGGGCAACGAGATGCTGGAATGCCTGATCCGCTCGCTCATGCCGGCGCACACCATCGTGCAGTTCGCCTACCAGCAGGGACAGAGCCTGTGGGACGGCGGCGAATCGGTGTGGGACGGCGGCGTATCCATCTGGGACCAACAGATTTAGAGGCGACCATGGCCAGCGCGATCAACGACAACTTTCCCTCGCACGGCAGCCCGACGACGGAAAGCGTGCGCGACAACTTCACGGTTGCCAAGAACGAGATCACGAACCTCCAGAATCAGGTGCAGGGCATCATGCTCAACATGCCCTACATGCCGCTCGCCGGTGCCACGATGACCGGGCCGATGATGCTGATGCGCCCGCCGGTCGAGCCGATGGAGCCGGCGACCAAAGCCTACGTCGACGCGCTGCAGACGATCATCCAGCAACTCGACGCGCGCATCACCGCCCTAGAAACCGACCCCCTCTCAGCAGCAACGAGGCGCTAGTCATGTACCGCATCGACAACGCATCCGCCGTCCCCAATCGTCCGGTTCCCGGTCCGCCCGGCACGCCCGGCTGGTTCACCAACGGCAATCCCGCGCTGGCGCAGGAAGCCACCATCGTCGACGACTGGTGGGCGAATTCGGTGCAGGAGGAAATCCTCACCGTCATCGAGCAAGCCGGGCTGGTGCCGGACAAGAGCAACATCGGTCAGCTCTACGAAGCGCTCAACAAGCTCTATCTCGGCATCACCGAGCTGGACGAGACGTACCTCACCATCGTGAGCTGGCGGCAGTGGTCGGCGCCGATCCTGACGGCGAACACGCCGACCGCCTACACCATCACCTACGTGCGCGCGCCGGGCGCGCTCACCGACGGCATGACGCACCTCGTCGAGTTCCACATCGAAAATGGTCCGCTGGCGACGCTCAACGTCAATTTTCTGGGCGCGCGGCCGATCCACTACTACTCGGTCGGCGCATGGCGGCCGATCCCGCCCGGCCTCGTCGGGCCGAACCAGATTCACCCAATCGCCTATCACGCCGCGACTGACGCCTACCGGCTGACCAACTGGCGCGACGTCACCGGCGACTATGTGCCGACCGGGCGCACCGCAGCGCGACTTGGCACCATCCTCGGGCTCGGCCAGGCCATCAGCCGCATCGAGTATGCCGGGTTGTTCGCCGCGTACGGCACGACCTACGGGCAAGGCAACGGTTCGACGACGTTCAACCTGCCGGACCTCAGAGGCCGCAGCATCGCCGGCACCGACATGGGCGCCGGCCGCCTCGGCACACAGATCGGCGGCACGCTGGGATCGTGGGGCGGTCAGGAGTGGATGCAATTCGCCATCGGCGGCTCGACGCCATCGCAGTCGGTAGCGGGCTCGGCCTATACCAGCGGCACCGCCTACACCAATGGCATCGGCGTGCATGTCTGGGGCGGCACCGGCGGCCCCGATTCTAACACGCAAGGTCAAGGCGGCGGCGGCTTCACCGCGGCCACCCAGTACCACGGCCACAGCGTCGACATCTGGGGCAATGTCGTCGGCAATGCCGGCGTCGACAGCGCCGGCTGGATCACCGGCTGGACCGGCGGTCAGGGCATCAGCGGCTCCACCGATGTGCGCACCAACATGCCGCCGACCATCGTCGCCAACTATGCGATCTGCCTGTGAGCGACAAGCCGCCGTTCGACACGACCCGCGCGGCTTTCCTGTTGCTCGCCGGCATCATCGGCGTGCACGCGCTCACCGTCATCACGTCGGACATCCAGTGCTTCATCGAAAGTCGGGTGTGCAACGAGATTACCAATTCGATGCGCGACCTCATGACCGAGACGATGGCGGCCGCGCTCGCGTTCAGCCGACTCGGTTCCAAACCATAGGAGGATTTCAATGCGTCGCCTACTCAGTCCGCTCGCGGGCCTTTTGCTGCTCACCAGTTGCGAGCACATGCCCGATCTCAGCTTCCTCGATTCGATCCAGCAGGTGGTCGTACAAAAGTGCAGCTACGTGCCGACGATCCGGGCGCTCGTCCAGTTGCTCAACATCCATTCGAACTGGACCAACGCGCTCGACATCGCCGACAGGATTTGTGCCGTCGTCCCGCCACCAATCAGCCCGCGCACTTTCCCGCAGCCGGCGGCGGCGCCGCCCGTGCTTGACGGCGTATCCATCACCGGCACGTTCGTGGCGCCGCGTTGATGACGCAGCTCACCCGGCACTTCACGCTAGAGGAGCTGACCGCATCGCAAGAAGCGGCGCGGCGCGGCATCGACAACACGCCCAATGCCGGCGCGCTCGCCAATTTGCAACGCTTGGCCGAAACGATGGAGCACGTTCGCCATCTGCTCGACAACAAGCCGATCACCGTCACCTCGGCCTATCGCTCGCCGGGCGTCAACAAGGCGGTCGGCGGCGCCGCTGGCAGCGCCCATCTCAGCGGCGCGGCCATCGACTTCATCTGTCCCGGTTTCGGCACGCCGCTCGAAATCTGCCGCTGGCTGGAACCGCAGATGGCCCGGCTTGCCATTGACCAGCTCATCCACGAGTTCGGCACATGGGTCCATCTCGGGCTCGCGGTGCCGCGCTTGCAGGCGCTGACCATCGACGACCGCGGCACGCGCAACGGATTCAGCTAAGGGGGTGGCGATGCGGGTGAAGGGCCGGCAATACTGGACATGGACCGTGGTGTTCACCGACCTCGGCCGCGACCATGACCGCTGGCACATTTTCCACGAGCGGCGAGGCCGCCCGGTGATGCTCCTGACGCGGGAAGTGGCCCGACTGAAATGCCGCGAGATTCGCAAGGAACGCCCGTCCTACCGGACCCGCGTCGCCTCGCTGTCCTATTCCGCCGAGTTCTAGGCGCGGAGTTGCCGGCGCCGGGACACTAGGCTAGGCACGGCCGCCGGACGCGAGCCCCCCATGCCCGCGCCGCCGGGCGTTCCCCAACAGCCTCCCCGCCGGTGGGGAACCGGCCCGCCAGCCCCCACCTCCTATCGGGCCGGCGGGCCACCCGGCGGGGGCGGGCGCTGGACGCGAATTCGAGCTTTGTTCGCCCTATCCCCCATTGCGCGGCAAAGCCCCCCAGCGGGCCAAAAAACGGCCTTAGCGGCGATATTTCACAGGACGAAAGCGGGCGCCCGGCAAAGCCCGAGCGCCCGGCGGGGTCATTCCAGCTCGTTTTCGGGGCAAGCCTCGTAGGCGCCCGGCAGCGGCTCGATAGGTTCCAAGCCATTGGCGATCCGCTGCGGGTTGACCCGCTCGACGCAAGCCCGGCAGATCGGCTCGCGCGAGCCCCTGATGGTGATGCTCGGCACGCGCATGGGGTTATACGAGAAGAGGGTGCGGCACCCGATGCACGGGCTCATGGCAATGACGTAGCCCATCACCAGCCTCCGTCCTGAAAGTGAACCGGGCCGAACATCACCAGCACGGTGCCGACGAGATAATCGCCGTGCGGGCCGCCGCATGCCGACCACCACAACTTGGTGGCAAGCTTGTTGACAGGCTGGCCGGGGTCGGCCTTGCCCCGCCCGCCTTTGCCGTCCTCGTTGCACAGCGCCAAGGCATGCCAGCGCTTGCCCTCGTGTGTGACGTAATCCCAGCCCGGCACCGGCTCGACATAGCCACCGACAATGGCTTGCGCCCGCTTAAGCGACAGCGGCTTGGTCGTGCGATAGAAGCGGCCGCGCTTGCCGCTCGCCGGGATGATGGCGACCCAGCCCTTCATCGCACTTCTCCCAAAAGCACCGCGTGGGCATGGTCCTGGCCGCGCACCACGGCGATATGCAAGCGGTTGGCTTGCCACGCCTTGCGGATCGCGGTCTGCAGAGCGCCGTCGTCCACGTCGAGCGCCGTGGCGATCTCGCTGACCGAGATCGACCATGAGCGCGTCGGCCCGCGGCAATGCCGCCGCGTCTGGGCAGCGACATAGGCCACGACTTGATCAGCTAGGTCAGGCATGTCCCCCCCAGTTCTTCAGGTAGTCGTCGAAGTCGCCGTCGCCGGATATGCCGAAGCCGCTCCTCAGCAGGCGAATGAAGTCGCGGGCTTCTTGTTTGTCGGCAATCAGGCTTACCAGCGCGATGCCCATGGCGGCCGCGCTTTCCCTTTCGGTCAAGCCGAGGTTTTCCATGTAGATCAAAAGCTCGTTTGCCGCCTCTTTGAGATTCTCAAGGTCAATCATGGCAGCACCTCGTAGCGATCGGGCGGCACCGACAGGATGATCGTGCGGCCATCGTCCCACGCGACGAAAATTTGTACGAAGTCGTCGAAGCCGCCGCCAAACGCGATGACCGGGTTTACCCCCGTCACCGTGCCGGTCGATCCTATTGGCAATGGATCAGGGTCGTCCGGCATGGCGAGCAAGCGGATGCGCCTGCCGATAAGCTCGCCGCCGTTCATTGCTCGTCCCCCTCGTCCGGCGGAAACATCGTTTCCCAATCGCTCGGCGTGTAGCCGGTCTTGTAAAACTCGCGCTCGGCGTTGCTGAGGTTGGGAAAGGCGACTTGCAACAACGCGCCCCTTGCATAGCGCTCGATCTGTTCATCGGTGATTGGCAAGTCCATTTCGTGGACGAGCCCGGTCAGCGGGCTCTTGCGTTTGACGATCATGGTTCCTCCTTCGCGCGCTGGAATTGCGCCGCTCGTTCCGCGCCGAGCTGGCGGGCGTTGCGCAGCGCGGCGTGGGCGCGCTCGATATTCGCAACCGGCACCGAGCCGAC